TTCCTATCCAGTAAGTGGTTATCGTTGTTGATATTAATTTGATGGAATGGTTTATTTTTATCCAGTGATGATGAATCGCCAGCAATTGTTATTCAGGCTTCAGGCTACTCGGTGGATCAATACCGAAACGGCGAAAAAATAGACGGTGAGGCGCTACGGGCGTTGACGGTCGATAAACAGCGCGACCACTACTGGTTCGTTGTGCGTGCACACCGTGCGGACGGCAGTTCAATGCTGCTAAACGCAGGCACAGTGCGTGAATGGTCACAGATTATTGAACTCCAAAAGCAGTACCAAATTCCGCCGCTCTGTACGATGATCGATGCCGGATACGACACTTCTGGCGTCTATGCATTCTGCTCGAAAAATGGCTACCTAGCCATGATAGGCGATCAGCGTAAGGAGTGGATCCACCGCCAGGGTAGGCAACAATTTCGGTATTTCTATTCGCCGATCAACCGCATTCAGATCAGCGGAATGCAAGCCAGCGTTGTTTACTGGTCGAATGACCGAGTGAAAGACATTCTTGCTAAACTCTGGTCTGGAAGTCTTATGGCGTTCGAAATCCCGAAAGATGTTGTCAATGTGTATGCCGCGCACATGACCGCCGAGCGCAAAAAGGACGTTGTGAACAAGGTCACCGGCGAAGTCACGCGGCGCTGGGAGCGAATCCGCACCCGAGATAACCACTTGTGGGACTGCGAGTGCATGCAGGTGGCGTGGTCATTGATGATGCGACTGTTGAGAGTTGAAGAAAACGACTCCGTTGACACTCACTCAGAGTGAGTGAACGGCGGACAGTCTAATTCGAATGAATGGCTCTTTAGAGCATTAGTCCGATTTGGGCTAGATAATATTGAAGCACTAAGTGATCTGGCTAATGGGAATGTCAACGCCTATTTAAAGAATAACGGGAAGGTGCTCACATCCGCCAACGCGGATGGAAAGCTCGTTTCCTACATGCTTCCTGGCGACCGCTTCTCCAACCCGACGACCGAGTTGATGCAGGTGGCCGAAAAAGCGCTCTGGTTTCTAACCTCTTACTCTCTTGAAGAGGTACAGAAGTATCTCAAAACCTACCCGTCCAACACGGCGCGGGCAACCTTCCGCGGAATCGCGCAATGAACTACAAGCAGGACTTCTTAACGCGGGCAAGAAGGCGGGAGAGGGTGAACCTGAGTCAGTACCGACTCATTGACGCGGCTAACATCAGCGACTCGCGACCTTATGTGCCACTGCAAATGGTGGACTTCCCTCAGTTAGTCACTGACTACGACCGAAGCCGCATCATTTCAGCCTCTCGCAAACTCTTTCACAACCTTGGACCGGCTCGCGCTCCCATTCTTCAACGGACTGAATATGCCATCGGAGATGCTTGGCTTCCCAAGTTTCAGGGCCAAGATGCCAAATGGGGAGAAAAGGCAAAGGATTGGCTTGTAGATGAATGGTTCAAGGTTTGCGACATTCGTGGTAGCCTCTACGGTTTTGCTGCCGCACTACAAGACGACTCATTAATGATCGACCGAGATGGAGACACGGGCGTTTTGTTAACACGAGAGGCAGATGGTTACCCAAAACTGCAACGAATATTAGCTCACCGGATTGGTAATCGAGGCTATGGAAAGTTTGGTGGAATTAATATTCAGAGCGGGCCTTATGCTGGATACCAGATCAAAAGTGGGGTCATTACTGACCGCCGCGGCTCACCGGTTGCTTACCGAGTGTTAGGAGATGCAGAAGATGGAAGTGAGGACCGCGACTATTCATGTGGACAATTGATGTTGTTACGCAACTCAGATGCCAGTGACCAAGGCCGGGGACTTCCAGTATTAACCCATGCCATCAACGACTTACTGGATCTAATGCACACCCAGGGCTTTGAGAAACAGGCTGCCATGATTGCGAGCGCCATTGGATTATTGGAATGGAACGACAGCGGCACGCCAGAAGATTACGCGCAAATGGTGCATCGGGCTACAATCCCTGAGCAACCTAATGTAGCGACTCAGGATATCCTAACCAAAAACTTGTTTGGTGGGATGGTGCGCTATTTTCGGTCTAACAGCGGTGGAAAACTAGAATCCCTAAAAACCGATCGCCCTGGCGGTACCTGGGAATCATTCATGGACCGGTTAATCCGGAATGCGTGTGCTGGCGTTCCATGGCCCTACGAATTGGCGTGGAAAGCAGAGGGACTAACCGGCACGACGAACCGTCTAGTTCTGTCTCAAGCCATGAAGTCTGTAGGCAAGCGACAATTGTTGCTTCTACCATGCGCTGTCACGCAGGTTTCCTTCGCTATCGCTTGTGCAATCGAGATTGGGATTTTGCTGGAATCGCCAGACTGGAACAAATGGAGCTTCACGATGCCGCCCCGAATGACAGTCGACTACGGACGCGACAAACATCAAGACCGAGAGGACTACAAGGCCGGCTTAACAAACCTGGGCGATATCCTTGAAGAACAAGGCCTAGACATCGACCAACACTACTACAACCGAGCAATGGAAGCCGCAAAGCGCAAACTGGCGGCGGCAGAAGTTAGTGAATTGATGGGGGTGGAAATCACGCCGCTTGATATGCAGTTACTCACACCAAACGCCAACGAAGTTGACATTGATCAGAAGGCAGCATGAAAGCCGAATTAGCTACAACGATTAAATCTGAACGTATCGATCGGGAATCTGGTGTGATTTCTGGTGTCTCTGTCATTACTACCGGTCTCGCAAAGACTCATGACAAAGTGATTGATGCCAAAACACTGCGCACGGTTAAAGATTCTGCTGAGTCGTATCCTGGTGGTCTAAAGGTCAAAATGGAGCACGGTACCGACGCCAAGGACATCGTGGGAGTCTTGAAAAGCTTTAGAATCGATGGCCCACAACTCAGGGCTGATCTGCACTTGTTGAAGAACTCGCAGTGGTTTTCTCAAGTCATAGAAATGGCCGAAACCATTCCTGACCTATTCGGTCTTTCTATTTCCTTTTCTTGTGAAGTTGAAGAAATCGATGGTCTGAAGTGTGCGCGATGCATCGAGATCTACAGCGCGGATATTGTCGATACTCCGGCAGCAAATGCCAATGGGCTTTTTTCAATTGTTGACACCGAAGACAAACGTATGAACAAAGAAGCAACGCCGGAAGGCGACAAAGTAACCTTCGCGACTGAAAAGTTAGTCACTGACCTTTCGGCGAAGCTTGAAACATTTGCGAGCCAGATCAAAGAACTCGAAACTTTGATTTCCGGCGTCGCGTTTAAGGAAGAACTAAAGCAATTGGCCACGAAGGAGGAGCTGAAATCTCTTGCCTCAACAGAGGCTCTTGAAGCGCTCCGAGCCGAGATGGTGAGTACTAACGTTCTTGCTCAACGCAAGCTCGCAGCGATGGGTGTGCCGGCTTCGAACGCTCCATCTGCAGAAACGCAAGCCACCAAAGAGGATCTGTCTGAGCAATTTAATAAAATCACTGACGTTGCCAAACGCAGAGAATTTCTAAGACAGCACCGATCGGAGATTTGGTCTCAAAGTTAATCCAGATATTTAACCTAAGAGAATTTTATGCCTAACCTTTTTACTAACTTAAAACACACGATTCTTCTGGACATTGCTCTAGAAGAATACATTGCGACCCTGCAAGCAATTCGCGCTTTCGCAATTAACGCTTCTCCGCTTCCACAAGAACGCGGCGACAAGGTGCGCGTCAAATTTGTCGACGCAGCTGCTGCCGCTACCGATTTTAAGGGCGTTTACCTCATTCAGGGCGCGCAAGCAGAAGGGATCGAAGTGAGCTTGGACAAGCACAAGTTTGTTTCCTGGAGCTTGACTGATAAAGAGATTGCTGAACAGCCGCAGATTGAACTCGAAACCTTTGCTCGGCAGAAAGGGTTTGCGCTGGCGAAAGCCGTGTTTCAGGACATTCTCTCGCAGGTAGTCGCTGCCACCTTTGCACAGACGTTCGACCTGAAGAAAGATCCTAACGGGAAAGCGATCTTTGGAGTCGATGAAATCATTGACTTGTCGTCCGTCGTTGATGTGCTGTCTTGGTCGGAGCTTAATCGAGCGTTGATCGTTAACTCTGCCATTCATGCCACACTGCGAAAAGATCCGGCGTTGAAGAGCGCCCTGAATTACGGTGGAGCAGAGGTCATTCGGAAAGGTGATGTGCCGTCGGTAGACACGTTCGACAAGATCTACAAGAGCGTTGTTTTGCCGGCTAACATCCCTTACGGAATCGCGGTCAAACCGGATGCCATGTTAGTTGCCATGCGGTACCTTCAACCGCAGCCAGGTAACCTGTACCACCAGGCGATGCCTGTTTCTGATGCTGAGACGGGTCTGACTTTTGGCTACCGCGAATGGTATTCTAATGACACAGGTACCCGTAATTCTGTCATTGAGGCTGTGTACGGTTACCAGGTCGGCAACCCGAGGGCGCTGGTTCGTCTGACGGATGCTGCCAAGTCGGAATTTAAGAAATCTGAAAGCGCTCGTTTGCCTGACGATGTAGCTAAGCCGGAAACTAAGAAAGCCTGATGCGTCGCCGCTTAATCTAGAAGTTAAGAACACCAGGGGCGGGGTGATACCCGCCCCTTTTGGTATGCCCAGCGATCTAACAAACGCAATTGCAGAGGGCTTTGACGCGCTCCTAGATATCTCGGGGGAAGCTGTGCTTATCAACGGCGTTGAAGTCACGGTATTAGTTACGCGAGAACATTTCACGATTGACCAGCACCGACACGATGTCGTGAAAGTCTGGCAGGTCGGCGTTCGGCGTGCTGACTGTCCGGTAGTTAAATTCGGAGATAAAATCGAGATTGGAACGGAAGTTAGGACCGTTTTTGAGATCAAGGAAGACCCAGTTAGTTTCACCCTTTGGGCGAGGTAGAACATGATCACATTCACAGAAAAAGGAATTGAAGAGGCTAAAAAGATTCTGAGCCACGTTAACGAAGGGATTGAGAAGGCCGTTTGGAATGCAGGCGGTCGAGCGCTTAATGCAGGAAAGAGCCGACTATCTAAAAGTATCCAAAAACGTTACACGATCCGAGCCGGGTCCAAGAATCCTGGCGAGCAGCACAAAACGCTCTCCGGAAACATCAAGGTGAAGAGGGACTACAGAAAATTGGGTGGCCACTTAAAGATTAAGGGCCACATGCTTAATCTGTATAATTTCACGGTCACCCCTAAAGCTCCATTTCGAGCGGGAGAAACTAAAAAAGGTAAGGCTAAGAAACGGCCTGAGGTATTGAACGTCGCTGTCCTAAAGCAAGGCGGAAAGAAAAAGCTTTTACACACGTTTGTGCAAAAGATGAAGAAGAGCGGCCATGTTGGTGTTTTCGGACGAATTAAGGGGTCGAGAATGAAAGACAAAAATAAAGAGAAGATTTACGAGATTAAATCTCCTGCGGCTGCCATTATGGCCACTAACGAAGAAGTTGCACCCACTAGCCAGAAAGCGATCGACACCACCTTTATGAAGCGTCTGGATCACGAGGTGGAGCGCCTTTTGAAGGTTAGGTAATGTACGGACTTTTCTCGTTGCAATCAGCTGTGGTTGAGGCTGTCAAAGAGGCAGTTAAAGACTATCGGCTCAAAAATTCACATGGAGACCTAGTGCCGGTCAACGTCTACCCCGGATTCATCCCGCGTGATGGTGCAGGCGAGATCGACACTGAGCGTGTAACTAACTACCCTTCGGTGATCGTCCAAGCCAGCGGAGCCGAGCACACATGGGAAGATGGCACCGTTCAAGTGCGGCTATTGGTTGGGGTTGCGGACAGTTCACCCAACATGCAGGGTTACCAAGACGCACTCAATGTCACCGATTCAATCACACGCCGCTTCTTTAGATACAGAATTCTAGCAAATGCTTTTCCGCTTGCCATGCCGTACCACTGGCAAACGTTAGACTACGACACATTTCCAGTCTTTGTGGGTATCATTACATCGACATGGCGCATTGAAACCCCACAGAGCGCCCACGCCGATACGGTTTACGACGACTAGTTGACACAATGCCATTCTCAAATGGCATCTTCTAACTACAAGCATGGCGCAAGTTGGTCTGAGGTATCGACCCGACTCAAACCCGTCATCACGGCGGACAGCGGTATTTCTGTTGCAATCGGCTCTGCACCGGTCCATCTGGTGCGCGGCGGTACAAAGCAAGTTAACAAACCCCTGATGTTTTTGACGTTGCAGGACGCACTGGCAACCGTGGGTTGGTCCCTCGATTGGGGCAGATTTGATCTGTGCGAGTTAATTTACTCGGCCTTCCAGAGGTATCGGTTTTCACCGATCATCCTCATTAATGTGTTCGATCCCATGAAGGACGCCGGTCACATGGGAATTGCGCCACTCGCAGTTACAAACAAAAAAATCGTTCTCCCGTTTGATGGAGTCATCTTCGATTCAATTGTTGTTCAGATAGATGATGATGAATCGAAAATGTCTAAGTCCGAGAAAACGTCTAAGGCTGATAAGACGTTGACTAGGATCATTCC